TAACAAAGCGAACTGCACTATCGAAATAATTTGCGGCTTCATCCTTGCCATAAATTAATTCTGCGATATATTTTAATGGACCAATTTTCGCTTCAGATTCTATGTTAGAACGGCGGAGTGGCACCAGGTCAGAGGTAAGTTTCTCAATCTTAGCATCTGAATTTTCAATCACAGAATTAAGTGCAGTTCTTTCTGTTTTTTGTTGATTGCGAATTCTTGTGCCATCAAAGAATGCTTTATCAACTACAGAGTCTAATGATTCGAGCGACCGCTGAGCATTACCAACCTTTCTTTGCTCAGCAGCAATTTGTTGTTCAATTCTAGAAATTTCTAGCGAGTTGTCTGCGACTCCAATTGATGACTCAAGATGTACCTTTGATAGATAACCAAATGTTCCAAGTGATGTAATGAACATCAGAACTATGATTGCGAATACAAAATATCCTTTGAGAATTTTCGGTGCTATATCCCAGTTACGATATAACCAAGAGGCTGCAACTAGTTTAGCGAACTCTAATGAACTGCCCATCAATGCAATCGGAACTATCGCACCTGGAAAGATAGCAAGCAATCCAATGATTGAGTAGTATGCTGCTGTTCCAGATAGAAGCAACCCAGCAATTAAAACGAGAAAAGCCATTATCATTGTTTTTTATAGATTCCGTGTCTAGCGAACACATCATAAAAAATAGCCTTCTCTTTATCAATTTGTTCGTTGAAAGATTTTACAGTTGAAGACATTTTTGTTATAACTAATCCATCTTCGATAGTATAGTTTCGTACTGGTGTATGTAATTTTGTGACCAGTCTCAAATTAGGGGCGATCTCTTCTCCTTGATTAATCTTAAAAGCATTCATCAAGTAAACAAACAAATCGCCAAAGTAAATTTTAAATTCATGTGGGATGACGAAGAATCGTTCTTTATGTAAGAACATCACACATCCATAGTAAACATGAGGCATGCCAGAAGTCGACTCATTCTCGTATATATTCGTTTCTTCAATGTGAACATCAGAGCCTATTCCAGAAGAAACAAGAGTATCATATAACTCTGGAGAAAATCCGCAATAACTTGCTTCAGAGAAGCCCAATAACCCTCGTTCTGGAGTGATTAATTCATATAGCGTATCAATGGAGTTCACATTAAAAACGACATCATCATTTAGAAAACATAACTTGTCAAATCTCGACACCTTGACTCCCAGATTCCATGCAGGATTCACATAGATGTTTTCTTTTTGTGGAAGATGTACCACCTTTGAATATTGATGAATATCTGCATTCGTCTTTGATGTGTCGTTATCAATGATAATCACCTCACCAATCAGTGAATGATTTTCGAGTAGTGGGAGCATCTTCATCAGATGTGGTGCTTTCCACATTGTTGGTACAATTACACTAATCATATATTCTTTTCTAAGTTATCCATTAACTCCATAATGAGCCCTTCTGATGGATTTATTTTTGCGTATTCTATTGCATCACTTCTTCTAACATCATCAAACTCTTTTGCTTTTGACGATGTTCTCATTCGAGTTATGGTTGCACAGCCTTCAATCTTAAAGTTAGATTTTCCACGCATAACATTCTGATCAAACAAATATGCGTCACCATAATTAATCTTAAGTTCTTCTGGAATTACAAAGTAACTTTCTTTATGGAGAAACATACACATACCAAATCTATAGTGCATAGCATTGCTTGGCACAACTTGCAATACTTCATATGGCGCAAGATAATTTAAGTCATCGTGACTCTCTGAAATAGTCTCAAGCGAAAATCCTGCAATACCGCCTCTTGGTGTGCACACTTTATGCACTTTTTCAATACACTTCGAGTCGAAATAAACATCATCACTATACAAACAAAGTATGTCGAAGTTTGATAGTTCAACACCTAAATTCCAAGATGGATTGACATAAAGATTTTTTGTCTGCGCGAAATATCGAACCTTCTCTAATTTAAAAATTTCTTGGTCGGTTTTATGAGGAGCATTATCAATGATGATAATCTCACCAATCAACGGATGATCATTAAAGATGGGGAGCATTCGTTTGTGGTACTCTCCTCTCCAGAGAGTCGGCATTATGACACTAATCATGAAAAGAAACTCTCCAAAGAGTCCACCTTTTCGGTGTTCCAATTGATTGTTGATAATATGATGTCTAGTGGTTCAAGAAATGACTTCTCAAACTGAAGATCGTAATCTATGTATTGCTCAGCATCGAGTTGCTTTGGGATGCCAGAGATAAATGCGAGCGTATTGTTATTGAAGATATTTGGTTGTTTGAGATAAACAAATTTAATCTTTTCGCCTTCTTGAATTTCTTGATATCGTTTGGTCAGTTTCAAAGTTCGAAGAACATGATTGTATACCAATGCACCCTTTACATGAATTGGTGTACCCTTCTTATAGATACTTGCATTGTCTGCATATTCTCCAAGACCATTAACTGATCGCGGGAAAGAAATATCTTCAACAGGCAATTTCTTAAAGTCTTCACGAAACTGCTCAATAAACTTGTGGAGATCGCTTTCAGTTTGAGTCATGATGATATTGATTGCTTCTTTAATCTTCGCGCGACACGCAGAAGGAGTAGAAGACTTGACAGCCTCAAGACCCATGATCTTAAGTTTAGGTTTGGCATAAGCAACACCTTCACTATCATGCACATTTAGAATGTATCGCTTTTTGGCAGTCCAGATTGCCTTATCAGCAAGAGACTCGCGTTTCATTTCCATACGCTGCTGAAATGCATTCACATAATCAGCCAACTCTTGATATGACGAGTCAATGAATGGTTGAATCTTATCATCACAAACCTTGTTCATGAATTTGACAACTTTCTTGGTGTCAGAAGTGTCAGGATAAAGTTTCTTGATTAGCGGACCCATGTTCAAATAGATCGAATCAGTATCCGAAGCGATGACATAATCTTCATCTTTGGTTTTGAGAAGATTGTTCATATACTCATTGATCTTCTTCTCAATCCAACGAATCGACAACTGACCTGCCGTTGTAATACCTTCAGCGATACGAATATCAAAGAAGCGGAAGTACTGATTGCCCAGTGCACCGTAAGCAGAGTTTAGAGTAACCTTCTTTGCTAACTGAAGATTGTTATATCGAGCAACTTGTTTCTCAAGATAGTGAACTTGATTCTTATCATCAAGAACAGTCTCAATCTTTTTCTTCGCCTCAAGAGCCAACTTCTTATACCGAGTGCGGTCTTTGTACATTGTATCCATAATCTCAGGCAATACACCCTGACCTTTATTCATATGAAACAACTGACCATTCGGCGTTACAGTAGCACCAAGATCTCGCAAAATTGAAGTATCGACTTCTTGATTAAGTAGTGATTCAACATTAATATTGCAGTTCTGAATGAGCCCACGCATATTGTCAGTATATTTCGATGGCTCAATGAGAGTCTCCATCGAAATATTATACTGCATGATCAAGTGCGGATACAGACTATTCAAGTCAAAGGATGCAACCCACTCATGCATGCCAAGGATCGGATCCTTAACATAAGCACCCTCATACTGCGAACTCTTTGAGCCTCGCTTCATTTGAGGGATGACAATCTTCTTTTTCAAAAGATAATTATAAACAATCGCATCCCACATACGAACCTGCGTGAACACATCGTCATAGTTTACTTTATTGTCATAAGCAAGAGTCAAAGCCAACTCAATCAACTTCATCTTGTCTTCGAGTTTCTCGACCAACTCGACATCCTTGATGTTATACTCAATAAACTTTTGATAGTCGTGCTTGTAGAGTTGATGCAGCGTTTCGAATTCAGAGTAATCTAATTTCTTTTCGCCCAACTCAACATGCGCAATATTATCAAGACGATAAGATTCTTGCTGCGAGTAAGTGAACTTGCGGTACAATTCAATGTAATCAAGAGTTGCAACACCATCAAGATCATAGACTTGATGCTCGCGATTCATCACATGCGCTTCACGCACTGACAATCGATTCCAGGGAGAGAGTTTCTTGGCTTCTGCCTCACCAAGAAGTTTGGTGATACGATTTACAAGATAGGGGATGTCGAAGAACTTGATGTTCCATCCTGAGACCACATCTGGGTGGAATCTTGCCCAGAAGTCGATAAATCTTCGTATAAGGTCTGATTCGTCTCGGCACTTTGCATAGTGCACATCGTCACGGTGCTTGATATAATCGCCACAGCCAAACACAAAATAATTACCCTTGAGTTTAATAGTGATGGCTGTGATTGATTCGTTGGCATCTCTTGGTTCAGGGAATCCGTTTTCAGATCCAACTTCGATGTCGAGATAAGCGATAGTAACTTTGTTAATATCCCAAAGAATATCATCAGGATAACGATCGGCAATAAAAGCATACTCATAACGATTATTACCAAAAACAGGGAAATTATCGACACTTTCATACCTCTCCAAAAATTCTCTGCACTCAGGAATTGTTCCTGGTTCAATTGATTTGACAAACTCTCCACTCAGAGTCTTGTATTCTGTTTTCTCATTTGCAATGAGATAAAAGGTCGGACGGAATTCAACTTTCCGTCTGACCCTCTTATCATTCTCGACACCACGATAGAGGATATATCTTCCAGATACCGAGATGTTTGTATAGAAATCAGCCAAGCATTACCCCAGAATCAAATCTTTAGGAGGGACAACAATTCCTGCCCCGAAGATTTGATTATACCCGTTTTTCACTTCCTCGGCAACATCACAAATGACAATAGTTGATTTCTTGCTGATTGTGAACGGACCATTGCTTGCTTGCATCCACGGCATAAAGCCAAGAACTGGTCCCTCTTGTCGTCGCTGCATCACAGTTGCAACTGGGTTTTTAAATGTGACCAATTCGTCTTCATTACTTGTAATTTCGACTACTAATTCCTCGCCAGTTACGAGTTTGATTGCTTTGATTTCGCTCATTTTGTTTCACCTTTTTGTATTTGTCAAATAAATCTTTTTGCTTTGGGTTTTGTTTTTCACCATTTAAATATAAAGTATCGTGAATTATAACCCATGTATCTTTACCAACTCTTAATTGCCAACCATTAAAATCTAATATCTCTATCTGTTTAGAGACAAGAAGATCGCGGAGTTCTACTAGAGAGTGCATTATTCGCTATCAGATGCGTCGCGATTCTCAGTTGAATGTCGCTTCAACTTGAATCCAACATGATTAGCATGAGCAGCAATCATTGAGCGACGAAGATCGCCGCGAGCATGTTGATCTCCAGTCCACCCATATACTTGACCCATTGTAAGCATACGCTTTAAACTGCGTGGAAGTTTTGCATTAAAAAAGTCACTACGATTTGCCATATGAATTCCTATACTCTAATGTCACAAATTAAATGGATACGATCAATGTTTGAGTTATTTACAACTGAATGTGACATCACATTGTTAATTTCAAACACCTTTCCTTTTGTAAAGGGAAACTTCTTTTCGTTTATATAAAACTCACAATCTTTATGCGTAATAATCGGAAGATGGCAACGATGAATTGTAGCCAATGTTCCACCATCTGTGTGCGTTGGTATCTGCGCTTTTGCAAATAACTTAACAACCATCAGCGTTAAAATCTTTGCATTCTCACCAAAATGTTTTCTAATTTGTTCGCCAGCATCAAGGACTGCTCTGTTAAACGAAGGCGAGGTTGTAACTTTACGGCGACCACCAGCAAAAAATAATATAATGGATTCCGTATCACCATGACCATCTTTAAATGCTTCCTGCCTCATTTTATCAAATTGCCAATCTTCGATAGTGACCTTTGATAATTCTTTCTTTATTACAGAGACATCATAATCAAAAAGATATTTTCTCTCTGTTCCAATATCCATTATGCCAAGAGTTCCTCACACTTTGTAACAAATCTTTCAGTTTGACCTGGATGAAAACTCTGATACAGATGCCAAAACATTTCCATCTCTGGTGTTCCAAATGTTGTGCCGATACCATACTTCGGCATACCATCTGCAAGATCCCAATATGGCGGTGCATCTTTTGGTTCCCAATTCATACGAATCGGTGGAGCATCATATCGCAGCGGCATCAAGATCTCGACTCCAATATTACTCTCTTCTGCTCTAAAAGTCAACTCTTCTGCAACATCGCCACGATAGTTTGGCATGAAAGACGGATTGCCAAGTTTACGATAGAGTTCAACAGTAAATGTTATATTATGTGGTGCAGCAAATACATGCTGATTATTTTCGATATGATTGCTTCTTTGAGCAGAACCAATTACTTTGCCTGAATAAACTTGCTCAAAAAAGTAATCTAGCGCATTATCATTCAATGGAAGCGCATCAATATCCAAGAACATGATTGCATCATGCCCTCTCTTTTCGAGCATATCGACCAACTTATCCATCGTAAATCCAGGAGGTGCTTCAGTAAGAACCTGATAGTGAAAGATCTTGGATTTGTTATATTTTGCAACAACTGCTTTCTGCAACTCAACCATCTTTGGCTGAACATTGTTCATAAAGAGAGAAGCAATACATGGGTTTCTTACTTTATCCATACAAATTTATCCTCACCTTTTGGAATTACTTTATCTTCTCCGAATGCGTCGAAGACTGCTCGCTTCACTGGTTCATGGAAAAAGTCATCACCAA